CTAACTGAGCAACGCATTTATGCTGCAGCCTATCGAGCCATAAGAAAGACAAGCATGTGGGTCCGTACACACCTGGCGCGCACCCTCAGCAAAGAACTACAGATTGTGCAAAAAATTATTCGCCAGCGTTTGCGTGTTTACATGCAAGACCGCCGCGCCCTGCAGGGAAAGGTGTGGCTGGGTATGTATAAGATCCGCGCCAGTCGGTTAGGTAATGCCAGACAGACCCGCGCCGGCGTCAATGTCGGACGTCGTCGCTTTCCAGGCAGTTTCGTTGCCAAAATGCCAACAGGCCATATTGATGTCTTTACCCGTCGAGGTAAATCTCGACTACCCATCGATATCGAACAGCTGGATATTAGCGAAGAAGCTAAACAGGCCATGGAAGAAATCAGTCTCAAAACAGATAAACGCCTGCAGGCAGTCATGGAGCAGGAAATTAATTATGAGATAGAGAGGACCCTGGGCCGTGCTGACTGATTTACATAACGCTATCGTCACACGCCTGCAGACAGATATGCCAGAACTGCAAAGCTGTGAGACCTATCCTGATCTGAATCATGATTCAAGTATTGCGCTGCCCGGTGTGTTGATTGAAATGGATACCGGTATAGAGCCCGCAACCGATGACGGAACTGACCGCCTATGCATCACAACACGGTGGCGCGCTTATTGTATTTATGATCCCAATCAGCCAAATGCAGACCTAGAGGTCCGCAACCTGGCCGTCTCTGTTGCAGTAAAGATAAAACTGGCCAGTCGTTTTGGTCAATCTGTGAACCCAGCTCAGATCGTGCACATTGGAGAAGATGCATTCAAGCCAGAACTGGATAGTTACCTGGTGTGGGTGGTGGAGTGGGAACACGGCATATGTCTAGGAACATCGATATGGGATAGCGTTGGTGTAACGCCAACTGAAATAAATGTTTCTTTTAATGATGATACTTATCAGCAATTACCGACAGAATAATGATAAGAGGTAAAAAAGTGAACCCAAACGATTTGATTACTGAATTAGCCAAGCCCGCCTACAACGCCAAGACAGTGGCCGAGAAGGTGGCCTTGCTGAAAGATAAAACCATTGCCCCTGTCGATGGCACCAATGTCTCGGTCACGCGCGAACAGATCCGTGCAGCGTTTGATGCCGACGAGTTTATCGCGCTGACCCCACAAAAACAGAATGCCGTGTTGGCCGTACTGCAATCGGATGCCGTCTTTGTTGAAGGAGCCGATGCCACTTTACTGGCTGCGGCATTTGCAGGCACCACTATTACCTTGCCAGCCCTGGCAGCCTTGCGCACATCTGCCATTGATAATGCAAAGGAATCCATTGCTGATCAGATTGGCTTTGGTGGTGTGAGTGATGAAGAACTCGTTGGCTGGATCAATAAGGTGAGCGTCTAATGGCCTTGCAAACAAAAATTAATAACAAGGGGTGGCAGACAGTATCGGCCGGTAGTCCCGCCGCAGTTGCTGATAATGCTATGTCCGCAGAGTCTGATGCCGTTGACTATGACAACTCAACAGAAGGTTATCCTCAGGCCCGTGTCAGACTGGATACCACATACGCAGTCGCACCTTTATCGGATGCTGTGATAGTTGTTTATATGCAGGTGCGTGACATCGATGGCACAACCGGTCATCACACCCCGCAGCCTGATGCAACATATAAACCTAAGCCTGTCGGTTATATCTATCCAGATGCCGTGACTGTTGCACAGTACCCGGCAACTCCTGCACCCATCATGATACCAAAAGCGAAGGTCCGTTTTTACCTTGAAAACCTTTCTGGCCAATCATTACCCGCTGGTTGGTTGTTGGCTATTGATCCAATGGGGCACGGTAGCTAATGAAGCGATATGAACTCGACAAGCTGCTCCATGCACCAGAGCTATTAGTCCCTGGTCAAAAGCCATTGGGCAATGTTGTTCTGGATCAGGACAATGAATTTTTTGATTACCTGGCAGGTTATTGGGTTATCAACCAGGGCCGAGGCGTGGCCTATGATTATGTTAATGGTAATCATGGGGTATTGATTGGAGATGCTGTCTGGCAGGTAGATGCCAATGGTCTGCATATTGAACTGGATGGCACAGGTGACGGAATTGATTGCGGCACAGAGAGTCGCACTGATATCGATACTTCGGACGATCTGTTGTCCATCATCAGCACCATTCGCACCAGTGATATCGACAGTACCATCATGGCCAAGCGAGATGGCGGAGTAATTGAATTTCAATTCTATATCGACGGAGGATTACTAACATTCAGGTCCGCGGGGATAGTGTACCCTGGCGTTGCAACGGTGAGCGATGGCAACTTTCATATGGTAGGGATGGCCAGGGATCACGGCGCCAATCTCATCACGACATATTTGGATGACGGTGTCGATGGTACAAGTACCTCAACCAAAAACCCTCGACAAAACATCAATCTGTCAATTGGTAACCGGTGGAATGCTTATCCTGCCACAGCATTTGAATTAACCGGTGGTATCTACACCGCCGCCATCTGGCCAGGGCGATACATCGATGATGATGCATACCTGCGTTATTACCGCGATCAATTTCAACTTTTAAGACCCGCTGCGTCTGGTTCGTGGGTGCCGGTGTCGCCTGCTGTCGGCCACAACCTCACAGTCAATGATGCCGAGTCAGCCGCCTTTGCTGAGACGCCATCCTTGACACAAGACCATCAGGCGTCAATCAATAATGCCGAATCAGTCAGCTTTGCCGATGTCGTCACGCTAACACAGGACCATCAATTTAATGTAAATGCTGCCATCGCCCAGGCCGAGGCCGAAGCGGTGGCTTATGCCCAGGAACATGGCCTCACCGCATTACCGGCTTATAGTGACGCCTTTGCAGAGTCGGTCAGTCTCACACAGGACCATCAGGCATCAGTCAACAATGCCGAGTCCGCCGCTTTTGCAGAGCAGATTATTATTTCAACCACGCTTGAATATAATTTGAATGTGCAACACGCCTATAGTGGTGCTTTTGCTGGCTCGATTAACCTGACCCAAGATCATCAGCTTCCTATTAGCAATGCCCAGTCATCCGCCTTTGCAGAGCAGATTATCATTTCAACTGGGCTTGTATATAACTTGAGCGTGCAACCCGCCTCTAGCGTTGCCTTTGCTGATTCAGTTTCTTTTTCACAGGTTCAGCTATTAAATATTGCAGAAGCTGTATCCAATGCTTATGCAGAAAACATTCTGTTTTTTGTCCCCACGCTTGGCGAAATTGTCGATCCACAGCTTGTTGACGTTACGCCTCAATACACCTTTGCAGATTTGACACCCAGTTATAACTTTAACGACAAGACCCCTGGCCGGTCGGTAACAGATTTATAGGAGCAAAATAATGAAGCCTGAATTCCATAACGATATCTTTGACAAAGGTCTGGAACAAATTAGTAATTCAGCTAACTGGGGTGGTGGTGTTCTTCGCCTGGTGGTCACTGTTGGTCATCCGGCCAGCCAGACTGCTGCCTCTACGCTTCACCCGACAGGCAACCTTATCTCAGATGAGATCGCCATGGCGGGCGGTGACTTTACCCTGGCTGACCGCACACCGGACGGGCGTGAAATTACTGTTGTAGCAAAGAGCGCAACAGCACAGGTCAATATTCCGGCCATCGATGTTGGTACGGCCACATCAGGCGGGGTTAACACGCTGACTGATACCGCCAAGGCCTGGTCTGTTAATGCCTATACAGACAAGATGATAAAAATCACAGCGGGCACAGGGGTCGGCCAAATTCGCCGCATTGCCTCAAACACGGCCACGGTCATTACCACAACGACTGACTGGACCACTAATCCAGACGCTACATCGGATTATGAAATTCTGGAAGATTTGCATGTGGCTATATATGACGGCGGCGGAACACCTAGATTGCTTAATGTCCAGGATATCAGCAATGACCAGGCCATCATTAGCGGCAACCCTATCAATCTGGCGTCATTCAAGCTTGGCTTCCCAGATCCTGTGTCTGTCTAGGTGTAAACAGTGGAATCAAACGCCTGGTACAACAATCACAACAACACTATCGAGTGGCAACTGACACTCGATAAAACGGTTATCGACCACACCGTTATCACACGGGTCGTATTAAGCATGGCGCGTGATGGTGCTAAACCCGTTGTGACTGATTCAGATATAGCTGAAGACGCGCCAGTGTTTGATTTTTCCAACGCTGACCGACTGATAATCAAACCCGATAAAAAAACCTTACCGGAAGGCGACTATAAAGCCGATTTAATTATTTACGATGCAGCCAATTCCAAGGGCATTCTTTGGACCAGGGACAGACTGATAGAGGTCGTCTCATGATTGATACTACCGAACTGCAACGCCAGCTAAACAACCTGATTCGGGTCGGTGTTGTGCATTCGGCTGATTACCCAAACGCAGTCATCAAAGTCACCCTGGGTGAACAGGTAACAGGCTGGCTGCCCTGGTTAACCCATCGCGCCGGGGGTGACCGCAGCTGGTGGGCACCAGAAGTGGGCGAACAGGTCATTGTTCTGTCACCGTCCGGTGATGTCAGTTCCGCTATGGTCTTGCCTGCCATGTACCAGAGCAGTAAGGCTGCACCAAAAAATGCAGAGACCGTGCATCACACCATTTATGAAGACGGCACATTTATTGAATACGACCGTGCCACCCATAAACTCACCGTTAATGTCGCGGGGGGTGATGTGTTAGTCACCACCTCCAATAACGTGAACGTATCGGCTGACGGAGATGCCAGCATTGCTGTTGGTGGTAAAGCTGATGTAACGGCAACGGGTGATGTAAACATCGACGGTGCAAACATTAAGTTAAATCAGGGAGATTCAGGCGGTGTGGTTTGTCAGCTGCATGTGTGCTCTTTGACCGGTGCAGCACACCCACAGGGATCTCTCACCGTTA